CTACTATTCTCTTGGTTAGGTAATCTCCAGTTGCTTGCTATGTATTTTGTACTCATAATTTAATCTCCTAATCTGTTCCAGTATTGTAATGAACTTGAATTTGTATAATTTCCTGTATCTGTGTTTAAATCTAATACCTTGCCTGTGTTGTTTGCTGTAGCGTTGTAAATCTCCTGAACTGCATCTGAAGATAGTGCTGCGTTCCAAATGGCTACCTCATCTATCTTGCCATCAAATGGTAAATTAACACCACCACTATTACTTGAAGCACCAATATATAAATTATCCATTGTTACTCCTGAAAAATCACCAAACCATTTACCAGAATTAGAACCAGCATCTACATTCATTGTAATAGCTGAACCATTTAAATAAACAGTATAAGCACTACCATCACTAACTACACAAACGTGATACCAATTATTAACTGAAATAACACTTGCATTACTTCTTAAATCTACTCCATTAGCAGGCCAAGCTGTACCACTTGCATCATTTCTAAACAATAATCTTAATTTACCACTTGTTAAAGTTCCTATTTTAAAAAAATCAACTGTTGTTGAGCTATTACTATAACCAATGAAATATTTTGTTCCACTTATTATAGTAGGATAAATCCATAAAGAAATTGCTCCACTTGTTTGTGTTTGTATTGTTGAATTTAAAGAACTTGCATCTATATAGTGTGAACTTGCAGAATCAAAATTCATACTGAAGTTGTTAGCAATTACTGCAGCAGTTACAGCTAAATTAAATGTTGATGAATTAGGGCAAGTTCCGCTTGTTATGTAGAATATTTTATAAGATTGAATAGTAGAAGCAGCTAAATCAATTTCACCAGTAGAAGCATTTATACTTAACCCACTTGGATAGGCACTATAAACACCACCTGAAGTGGTTGGTGTAGTTGTTAAACTTGCTGTTCCTGTTTGTGGTAAACTACTCGCAGAATAACCAAAAGAAGCACCGTCAAGAGGATTAATAGTAATAGTGTTATTTACTGTATTTGGACAGCTTCCATTAGTAGTATATACAACAGTATAAGTTCCAGCAGTTGAGTTATTAACGTTTATAACACCTGTTGAGCTATCTATACTTAGATTTCCAGTTGATTCGCTAAATGTTCCAGTTTCACCTGTGATGGATGGTGCTGGCGTAGTTAAAGAGTAACCACCGTGATATAGAACAACTCCGGGATTTACACCGGCTGATGCTCCGGGCATATAGTAAGTTTGACCGCTTAAATAATGTGTGTGGCTTTGACCATCATTACTTACCGCATTAGCATCAGAAGCTGTGGTATATAAAGGATAATAACCATCTACAGCTAAAGCCCCTGTCGGCATTTGACAATAAGCACTTGATGAATAAGTTACTGATGCGCTATCTAAAGGTAATTCTGTTACCGTAGAAGCGGAAGAAGTAGCACTACAGCCATTTGCATCAGTTCCCGTGACTGTATAGGTGCCAGCCGTGACATTAATGCTTTGTGTAGTTGCTCCCGTAGACCATAAATAAGAACTTAATCCAGCAGGAGCTGTTAACGTTGTTGTATTACCAGCACAATAAGTTAAAGTTCCTGTAATTTCTACAGTAGGTAGTGGGTGTTCTGTAACGGTAACTGTCGAGGAAGTTGCACTACATCCATTTGAATCCGTTATAGTAACACTATATGAACCTCCTGAAGTTACTGTTAACTCTCGTGTAGTTTGTCCTGTAGACCATAAGTATGAACTCGCACTTGTAGCAGTTAACACCGTACTACTACCAGCGCAGAAACTTAATGTACCTGTAATATTAGCAGTCGGTAAACTATTAATAGTTAAGTTAAATGTTGCAATTGACGAATCTGTATCTGTATAAGTAATTAAATAACTTCCTGCAGTAGAAGCATCAATGTCAACTTCACCTGTAGATGTGCTAATAAATACTAAGCCAGATGTCGAGCTAAATGTACCAGCACCAGCATTGTTTCTTATAGTTGGTGTTGGGTCTGAAGCATCAGCACAAAAAGAACTTGATGAATAAGTTATAGAAACAACAGGTTGACCACCAACAATATTAGTATCACCACTTGGTGAACTATCATAAACAGCACCAAATCCATTAGTAGAATTGGCTTTTGCCTTACCCCAATCATTATTGTTGTTTACCGCACCTTGTCCCCATTCTATTGTGTTTGCCATATCTTTTTATTATAGTACCCAACCCCCAAAGTTAGCAACATCATCAGGATACATATCCTCGTTCGTGTTACTGTAATACTCTGGAAATAAGTTATTATTACTTTGCATATAATCTATAAATCTGTTTGTGTAGAACTGGGAAGTAGTTCTCGCCTTCTCGACAAGATAATCTACGTGTTCTTTTGTTATTGCGGTGCTGTTTTCTGGATTTTTTTGAAATATACCACCATTCCCAATACTAACAGAACCAAAAGGTAAATACTCTACTAATGACCAATGTAACAACATTGGCTGTATATAATCTGTTAGTAATGATAAATAGTTATCTGCTAATGTTCCACCTACTATATCACTTTTAATTTTGTTGTATAGATCAGTTCCAAGATAATTTTGTATGTGTATATCCTGCGCAATCTTTATAAACGGTAATAGCTTGTCATTGTCAATATTACCATTAGCAGCAGTAAATACTGATATATCGTGTCTTGTTACAAATAGTGCTTGGCTCATTTTTGATAGTTTGGATGATGACCATTGTTAGGCATATTTACAGGTGCTTTTACAGATTGCTTGCTTCCTACTGGGCTTTTCTTATAGCTTTTTGGAAATTGTGATTTTCTTATTGTCTTGTAATCACCTAAATCTTTGCTTCCTTTGTCATCTAAATTTCTAACTTTATATAATATCTCTTGCCACTTGTGCCTACAATATACCCCACCCTTAAAGCGGAATAGATCATACTTCTTACCTTTATGCATTGGTAATTCAGCAGCTTTAAAATTCATATTTCTACTTGCTTTATCAATATCTTCTATTCTATATACAACACCGTTTCTAGTTCTAGCCATCATCTCCTGACAAAACTTCCTACTTTTATTGCCTTCTTTATTTGCTTTTCTGCTACCTCTTACATACTTGTATCTTACTTTATAGAAACTTGCATCTAAATATGAAAATCCATCTTCTTTGCTATCAATGCTTAATTTAATCATATCATTAGCCCAATCTTCTACACTTTCATTTTCATCATCTACATCCCTAATATCTACCATTTCCCATTCTTCAGTATCTATTACTTCACCCTCTAAACCTTCTAAAACACCATCATATATTTCATCAGGTAAATCACTCAAACAGTGCTTATGTGTTGACATTTCTAATTCTGCTTGTTCTTGCTCATCTTGCTTAATGCCAGTTTCTTCTTCTATTGTTTCAGCATCCTGTACTTCTTTATCAATCTCTGTAAATTCTAACGGTTGTAATGTTTTAAAATATAGATTCAATGAAATATCATTCACAGCTAGTATTTCATTCAAAGAATCGATTATTAATTCTTGATAAGGTTTTATTACTACGTTGTCAAATAATAGTGCAGCAGTTTTAATCTCATCTGCATTGTTGCCTAATCCGTTTTTGCCTTCACGTAATCCAATTAAAAGCGGTGATGTTACACGATGCGTAACCATAATCTTAGAAGCACATTCTGTAGCTAAGTATTCATAATGCTGTGGAGCATCTGCTAAGGGTATATCGTCAATAGTACATTTTTGATCTACACTATTGTTGAATGCTACAATGACCTTCTCCCCGTAGGAACCAGTTAGCTTGCCCATCACTTGGTCTTTTATTTCTAACTGCTTGGTGCGATCAGGAATACCACCATTGAAGTTGATTACCTTAGTGCCACTAAAGGAATTTTGTGCATCATTGATCAAAAAGTCAGCTATCTCTTTTTCTAAACAAGCATAACTAATCTGATAATCTGCAGGTGAGTAATAATAGTATCCACTCACGAATCTTTTTATAATGTAAATCTCATTTTTTGCACCACTACCAAAAACGGGGAATTTAGTTAGTTTAGTGTTCCTAGTAACTTTAGTCCAATCAGGTGCATAAAAATAATTTTTAATATCACCGTTTGCATCCATCTTTTCAGCACGTAACGTTTCACGTGGGAAGTGTGTTAATGAACCTATTTTATTGCCCTTGTATGAAACCTGAATAGCTGCTTCACCTAATAACTTTAAATCATTACAAACCTTGCGCATACACGTTGGAGTAAGCAATTGCTTCATTTGTGCATATTCTTCAGGCTTTTCATTACTATCTGTAGCATCTAAACCTTTACCGTATATTAAATTTACAATCCCATTTATTACAGCTTGGTTTGTTGTGCTTTCCATATACGCATCAATTAAACCCTGATAATATTCATTATCTTCACCTATGCCTACCCACTCCCTGTTTCGTTCTTCTGTGATAGCAGGCCTTTCATATTGGTTTAACTGTATTAAATGTAAATTATCCATAATATACAAATTCGTTGTTTCCTGTACTTTGTTCTATATAAACACCATTTGAAATTTCATAATCACTTAGTGTTTGATCTGTACAATACATTTTATCTTTAAATATAACAATTCCATCACTAGTATTAGTAATCGTAATTGTATAATAATTGTTTTCATCTAATGCCTGTGAGGTGCTATACTGAAAATAGTAATCTAATTCTGTAAATGTTGCAGCTGTGTCTTCCAATATTATTTTATTTTGAGCTTCTGATTTTATTACTAACTTATAAACCTTAGCACCACTTATAGCTTCACGTGGTATGAAATTAATAGTTCCGCCTGTTTTAGTTAGTATTTGCATATTTTTTTTAAAAAAGAAGGTGAGCCGTTAAACTCACCCTCCACAATCAACTATATATTATGAATCACACCCGTGATGAAGTGTATCTTTTAGCTATTCGTACCTACTGTAACTGTTACCGTTGCACTACCCATTCCCGCATAAGGG